CAAAGCATGAGAGTTAATGTGATAGAATGAGAGTCCCTTCCTATGATATTATTACAATAGCGAAAAGCGAAAATCACAGAGAGCCTTGTGGGTCACACGACCTGCAGGGCTTTTCTTATGCCCGAAGGAGGTGAACACCAATGCCAAGAAAACCAAAACGACCGTGTTCCCATCCCGGCTGTCCTAACCTAACAGACGGTCGCTACTGTCCGGAACACGAGAAGGAAGAGAACAAACGCTACGAACGGTACGACCGCGACCCTGCTACTAAGCGGCGCTACGGCAGAGCTTGGAAACGCATCCGTGACAGCTACGCTACTGCCCACCCACTGTGCGAGCAGTGCCTGAAGGACGGACGCTACGTTGCCACCGAAGAGATACATCACAAGCTCCCACTCTCTCAGGGTGGAACACATGATAGAAGTAATCTCATTGCTCTGTGCAAAAGCTGTCATGCGAAAATTCATGCCGAGCATGGAGACCGCTGGCACAATAAATAGGGCTCCCGGAAGGTCGTCAGACCTTTTGGGGAAAGGACGAGCAGCGCAGTGAACGAGCTTTCGTATTTATACGGAAGCGAATGATACGGAGCTTGTGAGGACGCAGGGGCGGTCTGAATCTCTACGTTGAAACCGCCGTGGAACGGGCGTGGGCTCTTACGCACAAAGTCGCAAATTCAAACGGGGTATATAGGCCCCAGAAATGGAGGTGTGAAAATGGCTAAGGACGGTACAAACCGTGGTGGTGCCCGTATAGGTGCCGGAGCCAAGAAAAAGCCCTTAGCTGACAAGCTCGCCGAGGGTAATCCGGGCAAACGAGAGTTGACTGTCATCGACTTTGATAATCAAACAGCCGATTTAGAAGGTCAGCCGATGCCCAAACCATCCAGACTATTATCTGCAAAACAAAAGGACGGCAAAAAGCTGCTTGCCTCAGGCATCTACAAAAAAACCTGGGACTGGTTACAGGAACGCCACTGCGCTTCTCTGGTATCCCCAGACCTACTGGAACGATATGCCATGAGTGCTGCCCGTTGGATTCAATGTGAAGAAGCCATCTCCGAGTTTGGTTTCTTAGCCAAGCATCCAACTACCGGCAATGCAATCCAGTCGCCCTATGTGGCCATGAGTCAGAACTTCATGTCTCAGACCAATCGTCTCTGGATGGAAATCTATCAAATTGTAAAAGAGAATTGTGCCAGCGAGTACAACGGTGCCACTCCTATGGATGACACAATGGAACTTCTGCTACGTGCACGGAAAGGAAATTGATATGAACATTACTTATAAAACTGCAGAATCTGTCTGCGAGGGGCATCCTGACAAACTGTGTGATAAAATCGCCGATGCAATTCTGGATGCTTATTTGAGAAAAGATAAAAGCGCTCATGTTGCTGTAGAGGTCATGGCCGTAGGCCGCCGCATCATTATTGGTGGAGAAATCAGTTCCACAGCCAAGGTCAATATTCAGACTGTAGTCTGGCGTGTGCTGGACGAGGTCGGCATGAAATCCTGGAGGCGTCTGCTTCAGGTCTATGTAAGGAAGCAAAGTCCTGACATCGCAGGCGGTGTGAACTACTCCCTGGAAAACCGCAACGGTGACGACAGCTGGTATTCCTCTATGGGTGCTGGCGACCAGGGCACTGTTTATGGTTATGCCATTGATGAAGGCGGCTATCGCTACCTTCCGCTTCCACTGCTCTATGCACACGACATCTGCAAAAAGCTGGATGAATGCCGCAAGTCCGGTCTCGTTCACGACATCCTGCCGGATGGCAAGGCTCAGGTCACCATTGAATATCGTGATGGACAGCCTGCTCGTGTGAAGTCTATCGTGGTCTCCATCCAGCACAAGGAAAGCGTACAGCTCAAACAGCTGCGCAGCGAAATCATCTCCAATATCCTGTGGCCCGTTTTCGAGAAGTTCCCGTTTGATAAGGACACCGAGATTTTGGTGAATCCTTCTGGGCGCTTCGTCAAGGGTGGCCCGGATGCTGACACCGGCCTCACCGGCAGAAAGCTGATGGTCGATAGCTATGGTGGCCTTGCTCATCATGGCGGTGGTGCCTTCTCCGGCAAAGACCCGTCCAAGGTTGACCGCTCCGGTGCCTATATGGCTCGTTACATTGCAAGAAACCTCGTCTCCTCTCGTATTGCCAAGGAATGCGAGGTCAGCATCTCCTACGCCATTGGCAAGGCTGACCCGGTGGCCTTCACCGTGAACACCTTCGGCACCAGCAAGTATCCGGACGATGCAATCCGCAAGGCCTGTCTTGAGGTTTTCAACCTGCGTCCTGCTGCTATCATTGAAAAGCTGTGCCTGCGCAATGCCGATTATGAAAAGACCGCCACCTATGGTCATTTCACCGGCTATAACACTTGGGAGGATTCGCTCTCTCTGAAGGAAGATATCCGTTTGGAGGAGGTCGTGAAGAAGTATGCAGATTGAAACAAAAAATGTGAAAGACCTGCTCCCGGCAGAATACAATCCTCGTAAGGATTTGAAACCGGGCGATAAGGAATATGAAAAGCTGAAGCGCTCCATTGAGCAGTTTGGCTATGTGGAGCCCGTCATCTGGAACGAGACCACCGGTCGTGTGGTCGGCGGCCACCAGCGCTTGAAGGTGCTGCAGGACATGGGCCTGACCGAAGTGGACTGCGTCATTGTTCAGATGGATGCGGAAAAAGAGAAAGCCCTGAATGTGGCGCTCAATAAAATCAGCGGCGAATGGGACAATGACAAGCTGGCCCTTTTGATTGCCGATTTGCAGGGCACGGATTTTGATGTTTCTCTTACCGGTTTTGAGCCGGAGGAACTGGAGGACTTGTTCCGGGAGGATACCAAAAGTGGCGTAAAGGACGACGACTTTGATGTGGAGGCTGAGCTGCAGAAACCGACCTTCTCCAAGGCCGGTGACCTTTGGCTGCTGGGTGACCACCGTTTGGTCTGCGGCGATTCCACCAAGCCAGAAACCTATGAGCTTCTGATGGCCGGAAAGCAGGCAAATCTTGTAGTGACCGACCCACCCTACAATGTCAATTACGAAGGCTCCGCTGGCAAAATCAAAAATGACAGCATGTCCGAGGATATTTTTGAGCAGTTCCTTTTAGATGCCTACACGCAGATGGAAGCAGCGATGGCCGATGACGCTTCGATATATGTGTTCCATTCCGATAGTCATGGCCTGGCCTTCCGTAAGGCCTTTGAGGATGCAGGCTTCTATCTCTCCGGCTGCTGCATTTGGAAAAAGCAGTCCTTGGTGCTGGGCCGTTCACCATATCAATGGCAACACGAGCCCGTGCTCTACGGATGGAAGAAATCCGGCAAACACCAGTGGTACACCGGACGCAAGGAAACGACCATCTGGGAATTTGATAAACCGAAGAAGAATGGCGACCATCCAACCATGAAGCCGATTCCACTTCTGGCCTATCCGATTATGAATTCCAGCATGACCAACTCTCTCGTCCTCGACCCGTTTGGCGGCAGTGGCTCTACGCTCATCGCCTGCGAACAGACCAAACGCAGCTGCTACACCATTGAGCTGGATGAAAAGTTCTGCGATGTTATCGTCAAGCGCTACATCGAGCAGGTCGGCTCCGCTACAAAGGTCTCCGTTATCCGTGACGGCCTGACCTATTCCTATGAGGAAATCGCTGTCGTGGCTGAGTAACCGCCTTGGTACTATACACAATCCGGAAGGCACATATTTGTCAGGTTTATTCCCGAAATTGACTTGCTAATATGTGCCTTTAGAGTGATTAATGTAGTACCAAAATAAAGGAGGTACACACCATGAAAGTTATTTACAACCTTACCGACAGAAAGCCTTTTGTAAAGGCCCTTGAGGAAATCACCGGAGCCAAGGCGCTCTACAAGAAAACCCCGACCTACGCCTACGAGGTGGATTACTTCACCATCACCAGAGAAGGCAATCTTACCTTCAACGACATGGCCGACAGCGAGGAAATCGAGCGAGTGTTGGCGGCCCTTGCAGAGCACGGCTTCACCTACGAAAGCGCTGAATACGACGAGGACTCAAGCGCAGAAACCGGCCTGACCATCAGCCTGCCGCTGGAAAAGGTCGCAGCCGGAAACCTGACAAACCTGCTGGAAGCCAAAGGCAGCCTCATCCGCAAGGCGCTGGGGATTGAT